GGCCGCGGTCTCGGTGTCCGGGTCGTCGCTGGCAGGGTCGTTGTCACGGCTGGAAGAGCTCGCTCCAGCGGGGTCATCGCTCCCGGCGCCGTCAGCGCCGGAGTCCTCGGGGTCGGAGGCCGCGGCCTCCGCCTCCTCGACGCCGTACAGGTCGTCCGGCGCCGCCGACAGCATCGACGACGTCCAGTCCGCGAGGCTGTCGGCAGCCTCCTCGGAGACATCGTCGAAGCCACCGCGGGCCCCCGAGAGGGCGCCGTCGATGGCCACCAGGGCGCGCGTGTTCACCGGCGCGTCGACGCCGGCGCGGAACGGCGCCTTCCAGCTGGACTTCGAGTCTCGCGCCTCGCCGTCGGCGGGCACGAGCGCCATCGTCTGGTCCAGGACGTCCGCAGCGTCGTCGACCTCGGAGGGGTTCGGGAGCTCCGCCTCGACGGCGTCGCCGTCCCACTCGTCATCGGTCCACTCGTCGACGTCCTCCGGCGAGAGGTTCGTCACCTCGTAGGCGCCGCCGGCAAGCGCGGCCGCCTGGGCCTCCTGCCAGTCCTCGATCTCCGCCTCGTCGGCGGTCGCGAGCGGCGGGTGGTCCTCGGGCGTCATCTCGGGATGGCACTCGGGACACCGCATCGTGTTGAACGTCCGCTCGCGATCGCCGCACTCGCGGCACTCGGTCGGCGCGTCCGTCAGGTGCTCGCGGGAGTCCGCAGCGGCCGCGGCCTCGAGCTGCGGCGCCGCCGGGAAGTTCGACAGCGGCCGGAGCGACCCGGGCTTCCGCGCCTTCACGACGTCCGTCTCCGTCCACTCGCCGCCCTGGGTGGGCCGGTAGACGCGGATTACGGCCGCCGGCGCCGTGACGGAGATCTCGTCGTCGTGCTCGGGCCCGAGCTCCTGGTCGCCGCGGATCACCGCGAGGACCCGGCCGTACGCCAGGGTCCCGTTGCCGGTCTGCCAGGCGACGACCGAGCCGTTCGAGAGGTCGTCGATGTCGGCCGCCGCGGCCGACTCCAGGTCGACGTCCTCCTCGCCGGCGAGGGCCGCGTGGACCTCGTCGGGCATCACGGCGAGCGCGGCCGCCTGCCCGGGCTTCGCGCTCGCCGACTGCGCCGCATCCTTCTGGACGATGGCGAGGCCGTCGAACGTGATGTTCGTCGCGGCCATCGCCTTGCCCTCCGGCGTGTCGACCGTGCCGCCGTCGAAGTGCGTGGCCTCGATGCTGACCGAGAGGCGGCCGCTCGCGACGCCCGCGGCCAGCTTCTCGTCCTCGAGTTCGGCCTCGTAGAGGACGCCGACCCCGGGCTCGAAGCCGGCTTTCGTGACCTCGCCGACGACGGCGTCGGAGTGGAGGGCTTTGATCTCGGCGCCCTCGAGCGTCGACGCGGCAGCGCGGAGCTCGTCCGGCTGCCACACCTTCGACTTCCGGGAGAGGCCGTGGGTGACGTCTCCGGCGCCGATGGCGACGCCGTTGATGACGTGGGTGTCATCGGCCTCCGTCTCGGCGAGGCCGGCGGTACGACTCGTGAACGTGGATTGGGTTTGCGTGGACATGGTTCTGAAGTCAGGAGTCCCCTACAGCACCGGGAGCACCGTACAGCGCCCCTGTGGGTGGGCTGGCGGGCGCAGCGGGTACTCTCCCGCCAGGTGGTCCGGATCGTCGGGGCCGGGCTCGAAGACGAACGTCCCGGTCCGCATCTCGCCGATCGGGATCTCCCGGCCGTCGAGCTGCTTGCAGATCGGGCAGACCCGCGTGTCGAGCGCGGTCGACCACTCGCCGTGCTGGACGGCGTCGACGCCCGCCCGCTCGTAGCGGTCGAGGCTGGCCTCCGTGTAGGCGTTCATCGTCTCCGTCCGCGCCAGGACCTCCGCCTGCGTGTGCTGGATGGTGCGGACCTCCTTCGTGAGCTCCGTGGCCATCTTCCGCGGGTTCCAGCCCTCCTCGAACCCGGTCAGCAGCGTCTCCCGGACCGGCTCGGCATTGTCGGCGCCGATGTCCTGGAGGTTTCGGTAGGTCCGCGTGAACAGCGTCCGGAGGCCCTCCCGCGGCGCCGGCATGTCGAACAGCGCGTCGATCAGCTCGGTGTCGTCGTCGCCCGGGAGCGAACCCACGCTCACGCCCTGCGTTCGGAGCCGGCTGCGAGCATCGCGCCAGGCCCGGTCGTAGGCGGCGCGGATGTACTCGGCCGTCCAGTGCTCGCCGTTCTCGACCTGGTTGGTCCGCAGCGGCTCGAGCAGCTCGTCGTCGAGCCGCCGGCGCAGCCAGTCCAGGAACGCCGACGTCTTCCGCCGGTCCGTGGTGAACCGGTAGACGTCGGGCGCGTCGTCAGGCAGGTCCTCCGGCAGCCGAGGGCCATCATCGGTGAGCCCGAAGACGTCGTACTCGTAGCCGGCCCACTCGCGGATCTCGCCGCGGATCCGTCGGAACCGGCGCCGGATGTCGCGAACGAACTCGTCTCGGAGGTCGTCAGCTGGGTCCGACATGGTCAGTCACCCGGGAGGAACGAGTCGCCCCGCCAGTAGTCGTAGCCCCCGAACACGTAGTCCATGAACGCCCCGCAGAACTGCTGGGGCGTCCGGACCGAGCCCCGCATCTCGCGCTCGCAGCCGTCGAAGTCCCCGCCCATCGACTGGAAGGCGTCGAGAGCGATGAGGCGCGCCGGGACGTCGGCCTTCCGCCAGGACTCGGGCGGCGACCAGCTCCCGCCCGCGAGCTCGGCGTCCTCGCCGGTCGGGCACTCGCCGTTCGCGATGGCGGCCGCCTCCTCCTCGTCGAGGCTGTCCACCGGCTCGACGTCGGCGTTGACCTCCGTGGCCTCGAGGTCGCTGGCCTTGAAGAAGCCGATGGGCGGGCCCGACGTCTCCGCGAGCGTGACCACGTACGTCGGGGAGTCGGCGCTCGCCTCGATCTCGTCGGGGACCCCCTCGGCGTCCTCGTCGATCGTCTTCGTCTCGGTGAGGACCTCGACGACCAGGCCCTTCCCCTCGGGCGTGTCGACGATGTCCTTGCCCGGCTCGTACTGGTTCGCGAGCTCGGCGGGCATCCCGCCGGCGCCCATCGCGCGCTCGAAGGCGTCGCGAACGCGGGGGTCGGACTCGTCGAGCGCGGCCAGGTCGGCGGTGCCCTCCTCGTCGAGGATCTCGTCCGGGTCCATGTCGAGGAACGTCTCGAGGATGACGCGCTTCGGGACGATCGTGTCGGCGCCGCCCTTCGGGCCCGCGGCCGTCGCGAGGCCGTCCATCAGCGTGCTGAACTCGTTGGCGTCGAACTCGTCGTCCTGGAGCGGGCTGGTCGCGTCGTCCGTCCGGATCTCCATCCCGACGTCGACGTCGATGCCGCCCTCGGCGTGGGCGTTGCCCTCGAGGAACTCCGTCGCCTTCAGCCGGAGGACCTTCTTGAAGTCGGCCTCGAGGCGCCGGCGCTCGCGGCGCAGCGCGTCGGCGTAGTCTTCCTGCTGCTCGCTCGTGATGTCGCGGTTGATGTCGCCGGCGAACCCGACGCGGTACAGCGGCGTCGGCATCGCGGCCAGGACGAACTCGATCTCCTGCTGGATCGTGTCGACGGCGTCGGGGACCTGGCCGTTCACCTCGGTCAGCTCGACCGGCGCGTTCGTCGCGGAGACGATCTCCGGGTCGTTCGGGTCGAGGTTGTCGCGGACCTTCTTGACGATCTTCTCCTCGTCGGTGTCGACGGCGGCGATGATGTTCGAGAAGGCCGCGTTCAGGACGGCCTGGTCGACGCGCTCGAGCTTCTTGCGCACGGCCTCGGCGCGGTCGACGACCGTCGCCGTGTCGGGCTGGCCGAACAGGCTGCCCGTGTCGGGGTCGTAGGCGCTGACCGTGATGTCGTCGAGGGCGAACGGGATCTCGTCCCGCTCGCTCGTCCCGAAGATGTCGTCGTACTGAGCGATGGCCGCGGTCTTCCCGGCCGGCGTCTCCGGCGCCTCGTCCCGGGAGTCGTCGAGGTCCTGGACGGCGACGCTCTCGAACTCGTTGACCTCGTCGTCGGGTCGGAGGACGATGCCCTTCCCGGAGCGCGTGTACGCCGTGACCGTCTCCACCTTGATGGGGCGGAGGCCCAGGACGCGCTCGCGCTTCTTCGGGTCGTCGTAGGCGTGCTCGACGATGGCGGTGCCCCGGCGGCCGCGCCGGTCCTTCACGACGGCGTCCAGGAGGTCGACGACGTCGGCGTCGAAGTCCCAGCCGTCGATGTAGCAGTCCGAGAGCCAGGCCTCGAGCGCGTCGTCGAGGTCCATCCCGGCGTACGTGTCGTCGCGGTAGTCCTGGGGGACCGTCGGCATCGACTCGTCGTCGGTGTAGACGGCGACCGCGACGCCGGGCTCGGTGACGTCCGAGGCGAAGTTCTGGACCGGGACGCGGACCAGGGGGTTCGACTCGTAGCAGTTCACCCAGTCGGTGACGTCCTCGTACGACGGCTCCTCGGTGTGCTCCTTCCGACCGACGACCGTCGCGCGCTCGTCGCGGGCCTGGGGGGAGGCCTCGTCGTCCTGCGAGGGCGCCAGGGCTGCCTCTTCTGGGACCTCCCGTCCGGACGCGGCATCACGCATTCAGGATCACTCCGCCCGGTTGAAGGCGATGACGTAGTCCCGATCGACCACGACCGGGTGATCGCCCTCCTCGGTGTGGAGCCGGAGCTCGTCCGGATGCTCCTCGACCCAGTCGATCCCGGTCCACTTCGTTTCTCGGCCCTGTGCGTCCGCGGCTTCTCCGGTCCACATGATGGTGACGTGCATGGTTACAGTACGACGATGTCGTCGGGACTGAGGTCCTGGTCGGTACACTCGGCGGCCCAGACCGCCTGCGCGGCGGCGTCCAGGTAGTCCGGCGAGTGACCGAGGCGCTCCTCGATGACGCTCTTCGAGTTCACGGTCACGACCTCGGCGCCGTGCTCGCCCCGACTGTTGAGCGTCTTCGTGTCGTTCTCGATGGTCCGTCCGCCGATGACCAGCTGGTCGCGAAGGTCGCGGTCCGCGTACTGGACGTCCTCGAGGACGTCGCCGAGCGCGGCGAGCGCCTCCGCCCGCTGGTCCTCGTAGTTGATCTGGCCGTAGGAGTTGCCGTCGGCGGTGCCCTCGGTGAGCGGCTTCTTGTCCGAGCCGAACCGGTAGACGTCGGGCCAGCGGTCGTCGAGGTAGCCCGCCAGGCCGGAGCCCTCGCCGGCGGCGTCGACGGCGACCGGGTGGCGGCGATCGCCACCGAGCCGGGAGTCGTCCATGATCTCCTGCTCCTGCTCGGGGTAGTCCGTGTTCTGGGCCGTGTACCGGACCGTGAACACGCCGGGCGACCAGTACGTGATCAGCACGGTCTCGTCCGAGCCCGGGCCGGCGACGTCGATCCCGGTGCCCAGCGGCTTCCGGGGCTCGACGGTGAGCGGATCCGTGTAGGCCTCTTTCGCCGTCCCGGCGCCGTACGGCCGATGGACGGACGCGCCCTCGGGCGGCATGATGCCGGCGCGGCGCCGGTACCAGCGCTTCGAGAGGTCCGCCCGGAAGTCGGGGTTGTCCTGGAGGTCGTCGTCGCGCTCGAAGACGAGGTCGCCGTCCTCGTCGAGCTTCGGCGCCGAGACCCGCAGCGCCGTCTCGATGCCGGGCCAGGGCGTGTTGTTGTGCTCGACCCAGTCGTCCTCGAGCTTGCTGATGCCCGCGATGCCGTCGATCTTCGGCGCGTCGATGTTCCCGAGCTCGGCCTGGACGTTGTGGGCGTCGAACGTCGAGAAGCGGATGACCTCCCAGTTCGGGTGGTCGTCCATCAGCGGGTAGATCGAGTTCGTCTCGTCCTCGGGCGGGTTCGCGATGAGGATGAGGCGG